ACCAATACCTTACGCAGGAAATTAAATGGTGTGTCTACAACTCAGACTAAAGCCCTGCTCGAGATCCCTACATTACTATCCTCACCGGATAATCATCCAGCTGTCTTAAAGTATTTAGAAGACAACAATAGTATTGAGGCTTATCGAGAAGGATTGATAAGAGTAGAATATGCCCCTGCAGATAAGAGAGTTTTGTTCTTTTCACAGTCTGGATCAGGGGCTGTTGGTAGATCTTTAGTGGGGGATTTACCTAAATGGAAACAATATGGGAGAATTTATGGGCTACTTAAGGTAGGTTCTGGAAGCACAGCTATCGTAGTTGAGGATGTTAATTCTGCCTGTGTAGTGGGTATGTTGCCTGATTGTTCTGGTTGCGCATTGCTTGGGACTGTGCTAAGCACTCAACAGAAGGCTGAACTATGCCACTTTACTAATGTAGTTATTGCCTTAGATAAGGATGCTAGTAAAAAAGCTATAAAGTTAAAAGAAAGGTTAGAAGGAAGAGTAAATACCAGAGTTATATTTCTCGAGGATGACATCAAATGTATAGGAACCTCGAGAGCCAAAGAAATATTAAAAATTTAGATACCGAAGTATGGAAGCTAAATATGCAATGTAATGTAATACTTAGCTATGTAGAAAACAAACGACTATAGGTTTTGTAGAAAGTGAGAAAATGAGACAATCAAGTATTTTTTATTGGAATTATATCAGTAATAAAATTTTGGGTAAACATAATAGAAATAATACTCAGCATAAAGCTCGAGCTGCCCAAGCTCCAAGGGCTATTTGCCACATCCACAACCGTCCTGTTTCAAGTTGGTGCAACACGACTCTATCCCCACCAATTGTAGTTTAATATATTTTAACCTTAATATTATTAAACAGTCGAAGCTATCTAGTACCGACTATAAACTACAAGGAATAGATAAATGAAAGCAAGAGGTCTTATACTCATAGATTATGAATTACCCGGGGGGTATATGGAAGCTGCAGAAGAGCAGAAGAGGCTTGAAGAAGCCATGAACAATTTGGTGAGGGGTAACAATAGGGTTTCCTACTACCAATGTGATATAAAGGAGAGGCGGGGAGATGCAAAACCCGATCTCCGGAAGTTAAAAATAAGAACCGGATAAGAAAAAAGCCCTCGACCACAAATCGGGGGTTTATTTTTTGTTCTCACTAATGTATCTATTATTTACCTAACGGCAAATAACAAGGTGACCATGCTAGATACATCAATACTAAAGTCCCTATTAAATTACGAGTTCTACGAGCAGAACAAGGGCAAATTAAACCGAAAACTATTCGCTGACGAAATAAGATCGTTATACACAGTACTTATCGGAGCTCACGAAACCTTCCAACACGATTTAACATCCAAAGAGTTGTTGAAGATATGGGAGACAGAGAACCCTGTATCCACCCGAGCTGAAAAAGCTGAGATAGAGGATGTTTTATCCTTAGTGGATATGGAAGAGGAATATAATCCAGATGTAGCGTCTGATGTTATCTCTAAGCTTTGGCAGAGAGACGTTGGTAAGCAGATAGCTACTATTGGATTAGAGATATCCGAAGGTAGTTCTTATGCAATTCAAAAAGCACAGGAATTATTAGAACAATATAGTGGTGGTTTTGTCGAAGATGAATTCGGCCCCAATACTACACAAGACATTGATGAACTTAAGCTCGATATGGATAATACTAATCGTGCTAAGTTTAACATCGAGACATTATCTCGTCGTGTCTACGGCATTCAAAGAACTGAGTTTGGAATTATATTCGCCATCTCTAATGCGGGTAAGACTGCATTTGTAGTTAGCCTATGCCTAGCCCCCGGTGGGTTTGTAGATCAGGGACATAAGGTAGTTATACTGGGCAATGAAGAATCCACTAGGAGGACAGTTGCTAGAGCATATTCAGCTGCAACAGGTTTGACTAAAGAACAAGTATTAGAAGACACGGAAAAGGCTAAGGTTATATATCATGCAAGAACCAGAGGTCTTATTGAGTATATCGACACCCAAGAATGGGATCTAGATAAGATAGAAAGATATATAAAGAAAGAAGAGGCCTCGATTGTTTTTATAGATCAGGCCGATAAGGTTACGATTGGAGGTAGCTTCAACGCCTCCCATGAACGCCTACGGGAAGTGTATAGACGCATCCGAGAAGTGGCTAAGAGACAGAACTGTGCAATATTCGGTGTTTCTCAAGCCAGTGCAGAAGCCGAGGGTAAGACCCGTCTATCGTTTACTATGATGGAAGGATCTAAGATCGGTAAAGCAAGTGAAGCAGATCTCATAATTGGTATTGGTAAAACTGAAGTCGAGCCAGACGATGAGATACGACACCTTACAATTTCTAAAAATAAAATAAGCGGATGGCACGGCACAATAGCCACAAAGATACATCCCCAAATATCAAGGTACACGGAGTAGAGAAAATATGTTTAACCTAACAGGAGAAGTTCTAGTATGGGACTTCGAGACCACAGTAAAAGACGTTAACGGAAAGACTGATAATTCACCATTTAATAAAGATAACAGATGCGTTGGTGTCTGGTGGTGTATGATTAGCAATGGAATAGTTGGCCCCGTACATAGGCTTGTATGGAACCACAATGAGAAGCCCCAGCCTGATGGAAGGGATGCGTTTCAGAAAGATCTAGATCAGGCAGATCTGATTGTAGCGCACAACGCTAAATTCGATACAATATGGGCATTAGAGCTAGGATTTAAGATCACTAGCTCAATATGGTGTACTATGATTGGAGAATTTGTTTTCGCAAGGGCTCAGCAAGTTTCACTCAGCTTAGAGAATACGGCTATACGCCGTGGCGTTACGCACAAGAAAGCAGATCTAGTTAGTGACATGTTTAAACAAGGTATCGGTTTTGAGGCTATGCCTTACGATATCGTGGATGAGTATGCTGAGGCAGATGTGATCTCTTGTGCAGAAATATTCCTAGCTCAGGTAGATGAGCTGGAGGAGGACTCTGGGTTAAGGCCTGTCATAGAGCTCATGAATGAAATGCTTGAGTTCCTAGTAGAGATTGAACGTAATGGTATCCATATAGATATAGCTGCCCTTGATAAGGTTGAGGCTGAGTTTATCGCTGAGAGAGACGGGCTTATCAAGCGCCTCACAGAGATAGCTAGATATGTTCTAGGGGATACTCCATTTAACCTAAACTCAGGGCAAGATCAGACAAAGATAGTTTATTCTCGAGAAGTAACAGATAGAAAGCTACATGCTCAGCTATTCAATATTGGTGTGGGTGTAAATGGAAAACCTCTCCCTACTCCTAGATATGGCAATACTAAGCATAATGCGTGTGTGCGAGCATCAACTCAAGTAATTAAAAAGACAATTGCTGAATGTTGCCCTACCTGTAATGGATCGGGTCGGCAGTACAAGCTCACTAAGAAAGGTGAGCCCTATAAAAACCAGCCTAGATGTAAGACCTGTGGTGGAGATGGTGCTGTATATACATCTACCGGACAAACAGCGGGACTTAAGTTAATCCCTCTAAACCCTAGCTACGCAAGTATTAATGGTTTTAAGGTTGATAAGGTAACTAACAAGCTCTTAATCAATCAAGCCAGAAGCAAAGGTAATGATCTGGCTGTAGAGTATCTTGAAAAGACTAGCCGGCTAAATGCAGTAAATACATATCTTAACTCTTTTGTTGCTGGTATTAAAACGTGGGTTAGAGAAGATGGCATCTTACACGCTAACTTTAATCAGACAGTTGCTCGTACAGGTAGATTAAGTAGTAGTAATCCAAACTTTCAGAATATACCAAAATCTCAGAAGTTTCCTGTTCGTGCATGTATAGTCAGTAGGTTCGGAAATTCGCATCAGATTATGGAGGCTGACTTTTCTGGGCTTGAATTTAGAGTTGCAGGAGAGTTGAGCAGAGATCCCCAGATCATTGATGATATTATGTCTGGTAAAGATGTACATAAACAAACGGCGATGATTATTAACCAATGTGAAGAATCTGAAGTTACCAAAGATATGAGACAAGCCGGGAAGGCCTATACTTTCGCCCCCTTATATGGAGGTTTGGGTATGTCAGAACCAGAGCACGTTCAAGAGTACTTTAAAACGTATTTTACCATATATGCAGGACTTAAAGATTGGCATAGACAGCTCATGGATGGGGTACTTAAGGATGGTATAGTTCGCACTCCTAGTGGTCGTGAGTTCCTTTTCCCCAATGCAAAGAGACTAGGTAATGGTCGTATCACTAATGCTACAGCCGTTGTTAATTATCCAGTACAGAGCTTTGCTACGGGAGACTGTGTTCCTATAGCTTGTATTAGAGCCCTTAAATACTTTCGTGAACATAATTTAAAATCTAAACTTATCTTGACTGTGCATGATTCAATCGTGGTGGATCTCTTATCCGAGGAAAAAGATAAGGTTGTTGCAGGATTACAATGGGCAATGGAAGGCGTGAAAGACGATCTCCAGCGTAGGTTTAACTATACCCCATCCCTTCCTCTAGACATAGAAATAGAGGCTGGAAAAAATTGGATGGAAATGCAGGAAATAGTTTGACTAGTTACCTTAACTAATGTAAGATTTAGGTTCCACTTATAACAACAGGAGTTCGGAAAAACATGAACCAAGTTGCACTCGCTAATGAGGCTGAAACAAGAAACATTCTCTCAGAATTAATGGGAGAAGAAGAGCAGAAGATTAAAATTGATTTTCTTAAAATTAACCATGATGGAGAAGATAAACAAGGACGCGATGTTAAAAAAGGATCGCTATCTCTATCTAACCAAGCTGAACCTGTATACGCACAGGAAGCAAAAATCCATGTGTTAGCACAGTATTTCCAATACCGTGAGCAGGATGAAAAAGGTAAAGTACAGAATAAGACCGTTCTTATGACTGACTTCCGTAAGGGAGAGCCTATCGATATGAAAGGTACTCTTCGCTGTGGTAAACCTACTCGTAAGTCACTTAATCAAATGACTGAGGATGATCAGAAGTTCTGGTCAGGTAAAGTTAAGACAACTCGTATTATTCGAGGCGTAATTAACTATACAGGTAAGACTGTAGACGGTAATGAAGTTACCGTAGAAAATGTACCATTCCAACATTACATGAAAGGCTCAGGGTATAATGATTTTGAGTCGATCGTGGAAAGTATGCCGTATGGTAAGAAGTTCCAAGACTATATAATCAACGTAAAGACAGAAAAGCGTGGTAAATATTACTACACTACATTCTCTGTTGATTTTGGAACCCAAGCGGCTTTCACACCAGAACTAGCCAGTACCGCTAAAGTATTTGTGGATATGGCTCGTCAGGAAAACTCTGTGATCACCAGCAAGTATAATGAGGCCTTAATGGAAACTACCTCAGATACTCAAGTGTACGAAGCTGTAGCTTCTACAGGTGATCTAGCGTCTGACTTAGCCTAATTGGGAGGGCTTCGGCCCTCTCTTAACCCCAAACTTATAGGTGCTTATATGCTTTCTATTTTAGAGAGCCAGCTCCGTGCTGTCTTAGAAGATCTCTCAAATGAGCAGACTCTAGAATTTACTGCAGAAGACAAGAAAAAAGCAGTAGAACAGTTCGCGGCGGCTTTAGATAAACAAACTACCCCTCGGGAGAAAGAGCCTAGAATTCGTATGTCGAATGTAGGTCGTCTACCTTGCCAGCTTCAACAAGAAATACAGTTAGGATCTCCTCGAGAGAGAATGCCCTACAATCACTGGATCCGTATGATGATCGGAGACTGTGTTGAGATCCTAGTACGCCTAGCTCTTGATAAGACAGAGGTAAATGTCACCTCAGATGGTGATGATGTAAAGCTTGATGTTAGTGATACGACAATCAAAGGCACTAGCGATATAGATATTGATGGTGCTGTGTATGATATCAAGTCATGCAGCCAATACGCTTTTAGGAATAAATGGAGCGGTGGTTTTCAAGCTCTGTATAAAGCAGACGACTTTGGATATGTTGGTCAGCTTTATGGCTATGCTGATGCTCAAGATAAAAAAGCTGGTGGCTGGATAGTTGTCGATAAATCTTCCGGTGAAATTAAAATTGTAGAGGTTGATGCCACTAAAGAGCAAGAGGCTTTTATCAGACAGCATAGGGAGCAAGTTGTGGATTTAGTATCTAACAACCGTCCCTTTCAAAGGTGCTTCGAAGAAGAAGAAGAGACGTTCTTCCGCAAAAAAACAGGTGGCAAAGTCCTCAACAGAAGTTGCTCATGGTGCTCGTTCAAACAATCGTGCTGGCCAGAAGCGCAGTACCTCCCGAGCCGCCACTCCAAAGCGCAAAGCAAACCCTACAAATGGTATATCGAGTATCCAGATGATCCGAACACAGAGCGCTAAGGCTAAGGGCCGTAATCTTCAGAAATGGGCGAGAAATAAGATATTAGATCTTGTCCATGATCTGGAGCCCGATGATGTCAAAAGCACCTCTATGGGGTGCGGAGGAGAGGATGTGCAGTTATCGCCTTTTGCGAGAAAGCATATGCCTATCAGCATCGAATGTAAGGCTCGTAAGAACATAGCTGTCTATTCCTACTACTCACAGGCTGAAGAGAACTGTCCAAAGAAAATGGAACCCGTTGTCATAATTAAAGCCGACAGGAAGAAGCCTCTAGCTCTAGTTGATGCCGAATATCTATTAAAACTAATTGCAGAATCGAGACGCAAATGAAGATAGAAGATATCCCCGATAATACAATAATTCTTAAAATAGATTTAAAGGATGGGGCCAAGCTACAGGTATCTGTAGGACACAGTGTCGAAACAGATGATTTTGAGGATGATGAATTAGAATTTATTGATGCTCTAGTATCTGGCATTGGTATCCATCTTGAGTACTCTATGGAGACAGTCCTAGCTATGGGGCGTATGTCTAATATGATTAAGGATCTCCTAGAAGATGAAGAGGGAGATATTAATTTTGAACCTGATCAGAAGCTTATAGAAGCTGTAGATAATGGCAAACATAGTAATGTTATTTCTCTAGCTAAAAAGAAGCTACACTGATGGATGTAGTTAATCACCCCCCGCATTATCAATCCAGTATCGAATGTATTGATGCAATGGAAGCTATGTCTTCCGGATGCTCCATCCCTTCTCACCAAGCCTATTGCTGGCAGAACTGCTTCAAATATTTATGGCGTTGGCCATATAAAAATGGTCTCGAAGATCTTCGTAAAGCTCGTTGGTACTTAGACAGATTAATCAAACAA